TGCGCGTCGAACCTGGTGCCGCGCCGAGACGCGAATCTCAACATGGCGCCCGACAAGAAGCGCAGCGCCGACAAGATCGACGACATGGCCGCACTGCTGATGGCGGTGGGTGTATCGATGGGCGCTGAGGAGCAGGGCGACATGGACGGCTTTTTCTCTCAACCCGTGATGATGGGGCGCTGATGGCTGCGAAAACGAAAACAAAGCAGCCGGGTCGCATCAAGTCGGCCCTGCTGAGCTGGCTTGGGGTGCCGATTGACCTCACCAGTGGCAAGTTTTGGGCGACCTATTCCGGCGCCGGATCATCCAGCGGCGTGGTGGTTACGCCGGAAAAGGCGCTGCAGCTGTCCACGGTGTGGGCATGTGTCCGCCTGCTGGCCGAAACTATCGCCACGCTACCGCTGAACTTCTTCGAGCGCGTCGACGGCGATGACCGGGTTCTGGCGAAGAAACACCCGCTGTACGAGATTTTGCACAACCAGCCCAACAGCGACATGACGGCCACGCAGTTCTGGGAGGCGGTGGTGGCCAGCATGCTTCTGTGGGGGAATGCCTTCGGTGAGATTCACCGATCCGCCGGCCGGGTGGTCAGTGTGGACTTCCTCCTGCCTCAACGCGTCGCGGTGAAGCGGTTGCCTGATGGTTCGATCGAATACCGCTATTCCGGTCTTGACGGGAAACAGCGCGTGATCGACGAATCGTCCATGTTCCATATTCCGGCCTTCACGTTGGATGGCGTCATGGGCGTGTCGCCGATCCGTGCCGGCGCGGAGGTGTTTGGTTCGGCCATGGCCACGGAACAAGCGGCAGCCAAGACCTTCCGAAACGGCATGCTGCAGACCATCTACTACACCATCGAGCAGTGGCTGAAGCCGGATCAGCGAGCTGAGTTCAAGAAAAATCTGGCAGGTTCGATCGAGAGGGGTGAGGCTCCGTTGCTGGAAGGCAACATGGACGTGAAGTCCCTGGGCATCAACCCGACCGATGCGCAGCTGCTGGAGTCTCGAGCGTTCGGCGTGGAGGAGGTCTGCCGCTGGTTCCGCGTTCCGCCGTTCATGGTCGGGCATTCGGAAAAGTCCACCAGCTGGGGAACGGGCATCGAGCAGCAGATGATCGGTTTCCTGTCCTTCGCCATCCGGCCCTGGCTGACCCGCATCGAGCAGGCGGTGCGCAAGAACCTTCTGACGCCGGTCGAACGGTTGCGCTACTTCGCCGAGTTCAGCGTGGAAGGCCTGCTGCGTGCCGATAGCGCCGGTCGGGCTGCTCTCTACGCCTCCGCCGGCCAGAACGGCTGGATGACGCGTGCCGAGATCCGCAAGAAGGAAAACCTGCCCTACATCCCGGGCAGCGACGAACTTACCGCGCAATCGAACCTTCTCCCGCTTCATCTGCTGGGTGTCGATGGCGCGAAAACGGAAGCGGCCAAGTCTGCCTTCCGCGAATGGTTGGGCATTGCGCCCGAGGAGAACCGCGATGCACCGTAAAGATGCCTCCCTGAAGATCAGGGACTTCGATCTCTCCGTGAAGGCCGTCAGTGATGACGGCCTTTTTTCTGGCTACGGCTCCGTGTTCGGCGTGGTGGACAGCTACCGCGAAGTGGTCGCGCCCGGCGCCTTCACCGAAAGCCTGGGCGAGATCAAGGCCAAGGGCCGGCCGGTGCCGGTGCTGTGGCAGCACCGCAGTGGCGAACCCATCGGTGTCTATGACGACCTGGCCGAGGACAGCCACGGCCTGAAGGTGGACGGCAAGCTGATTCTGGACGTGGCCAGGGCCAAGGAAGCGCATGCGCTGATGAAAGCCGGCGCGGTGTCGGGCCTGTCCATCGGCTACTACGTCCGCGAGGACAGTTGGGACGAAAAGGAGCGTGTTCGCACGCTCAAGAAGGTCGATCTGGTCGAAATCAGCCTGGTCACCTTCCCGGCCAACGACGACGCACGCGTGGATGCGATCAAGTCGAAGCTGGCCCATGGCTCCCTTCCATCCCTTCCCGAGTTCGAGCAGCTCCTGCGCGAGGCAGGCTTCTCGAAATCGCAATCCGCGGTGATCGCCAACCGCGGCCTGAAGCACCTGCTCGACCGGAGCGAGTCCGGGGGCGAGACGGCGAATCTTGATGCCCTGATCAAGCAGATCAGCGGCTTTTCACTCCCCAAGCTCTGAAGGAGCATGCAATGAACCTGACCCATGACATCCGCCGTGGTCTGCAGCGGAAAGAAGCCGGTGATCGCGCCGACAACCAGCTGGAGCTGAAGTCGATCATCGACGCCCTCGCCAAGCGCGACAACGAAATCAAGTCCTTCGTCGAGAAGGCCAACGCCGAGTTCGAGAGCCACGGCAAGATCCTTGGTGACACCAAGGGCGCCTTGGAGCTGCTGACCAAGGAAGGCACCGAGCTGCAGGCCCGCCTGGCCGAAGTTGAGCAGAAGCTGGCCCGTCGCGGTGACGGCGGCGGCGAGGCGGTCAAGTCCTACGGCGAGCAGCTGACCGACTCGGACGACTTCAAGGCGCTGCAGCAGCGCGGGCGCGGCACCGCCCGTCTGGGCGTGAAGGCCGTCACCAACATCACCAGCGCCACCAGCGGCACCGGCGGTGTCGGTGTTGCCATCGAAGCGACCCGCGTGCCGGGTATCGTCAACGGCCCGGATCGACCGTTCACCATCCGCGACCTGATCATGCCGGGCCGCACCAGCTCCAATGCGATCGAGTTCGTGCAGGAGTCGGGCTTCCAGAACTCGGCGGGACCGGTGGCCGAGGGCGCCCAGAAGCCCCAGTCCGACCTGTCGTTCGAGCTGGTCACCACCACGGTGAAGACCATCGCCCACTGGTTCCGGGCGTCCAAGCAGGTGCTGGCGGACATCCCGCTGCTGCAGTCGTACATCAATGGCCGCGCCATCTATGGCCTGAAGTACGTCGAGGAGGACCAGATCCTCGCCGGCGACGGCACCGGTCAGAACCTTCTGGGCCTGATCCCCCAAGCCACGGCTTTCGATGACTCGCTGCGCAAGGCCAATGACACGCCGATCGACACCCTGCGGCACGCCATCCTGCAGGTGCGTGTGGCGGAGTACCGCGCAACGGCCATCGCGATGAACCCGGTGGACTGGGAAGGCATCGAGCTGCAGAAGGACACCACCGGCCAGTATCTGTGGGTGAACGTCACCACCGGCGGCGTGCAGCGCATGTGGAAGCTCCCGGTGATCGACACCAACGCGGTCCCGCAGGGAGAGTTCCTGGTGGGCGCGTTCGATCTGGCGGCCCAGGTGTTCGACCGCGAGGACGCCGGCGTCGAGGTGTCCACCGAGGATGCGGACAACTTCACCAAGAACATGGTGACGATCCGCGCCGAGGAGCGGCTGGCGATGGCCGTCTACCGTCCCGAGTCCTTCGTTCACGGCGAGTTTGCTGCGCCGTCGGGCGGCGGCGACGACTGATACCCACCCACTGCGACAGGGCAGGGCCGGGCAACCGGCCCTGCATTTTCATGAGCGAAAACATCACCGTCCGGACCCTGAAGGGGTTCAACAACGGCGGCACCTACGCACGTCGCGGTAGCGAAATCACCGTGTCCGAGCTGCGTGCCCGCGAGTTGGAGCGAAACGGACTCATCACCCGTGAACTGGCTGCCAAGGCCGCGCCCGAACCACAGAACAAGAAAGCGCCGGAGCCTCGCAACAAGAAGGCGCCAGTGGCGAAGAACAAGGCATCCTGATAATGCCTCTGATCACCACCGAGCAAGCGCTCGCTCACCTGCGCGAGGACGCCGATGCCGACGTGTCGTTGTACGTCGGCGCGGCCATCCAGGCGGCTGTGGACTTCCTCAACCGAAACGTCTACGCCGATGCGGATGAAATGGCCGCAGCGGTGGATGCTGGCAATGCCGGCGAGGATCCGATGGTGGTCAACGATGCGATCAAGGCGGCCATCCTGCTGACGCTGGGACACCTGTGGTCGAACCGCGAGGACGTAGTGAGCGGGCCGAGCGCGGCGGCGGTAGAGCTTCCGATGGGCGCTCGCTCGCTGCTGTGGCCGCACCGGGTAGGGCTTGGGGCATGACCCTCGCCGCCGGCACCCTCAACCGCCGCATCACGATTCAGCGGCGCACGGATGGCACCGACGAAGCAGGCGGCCCGCTGCTTACCTGGGTCGACGTGGCGAGCGTATGGGCCAACGTTGCCGGTGCAACGGGCCTGAACACCATCAAGAACTCCAGCGACGTGGCGGGTGCGATCAAGCGCTACAGCATCCGCATCCGGTATCGCGAAGGTCTGGACGAAGGCATGCGCGTGGTGCTTGGCGGCCTGCTGTTCGACGTGCAGGAGGTTCGCATGGACTTTGCCGGTCGGGAGTGGACTGACTTGGTATGCACGCAGGGTGTGAGCGATGGCTGATACCTTCCGGGCCACCGCCGACTTCGGCGCCGTGCAAGAGGCGCTCAGCCGTCTGTCCGGGCCGCTGCGCGAGTCGCTGGCCCGATCCATGGCCGTGGCCGGTGGCAAGGTGCTGCGCGATGAAGCCAAGTTGCGGGCACCGGTCGGCACGGAAGAGGGCGGCAGCATCCATCCCGGCGCGTTGCGTGATGCGATCTATCTGGCCCACAAGGACGCCAATTCCACGGCAAGCCAGCAGGTCTATTCCGTGACGTGGAACAGCAAGAAGGCACCGCATGGCCATCTGTTGGAGTTCGGCCACTGGCAGCCCTACGTCGTTCGGAAGGTTCCGGGGCGCGGCTACTACACAACGAAGGTGAAGAAAGACGTTCCGACATGGACGCCAGCCTACCCGTTCCTGCGCCCCGCGCTGGATTCGGCGGGTGCCCGCGCCAAGGTCGCCATGATCGAGCGCGGCAAGCAGCGGCTTCCCGAATTGCTGGCCAACGCCGGAGCGCCGAACGATGAGCCTTGAAGCCACGCTGAAAACCACACTCGGCGCGCTGGTTGGCGGCCGGTGCTACCCCGATACGTCGCCGGACGGCGCGGCCTTCCCGTTGATCATCTATCAGCAGGTAGGCGGCGTGGCGGTCGACTTCATGGAAGGCAAGGTAGCCGACAAAGACAACGCCCGCGTGCAGGTGAACGTATGGTCGCGGACGCGGCTGGAAGCATCCTCGCTGGCCCGTAGCGCACGTGTCGCGCTGGTCGAAGGTTCGACCAAGGCCACGACGCTGGGCGCCGCCGTGGCGCTCTATGACGATGCCATGAAGCTCTACGGCACCCGGCAGGATTTCGGCATCTGGTACGAGCCGTGAGGCACTGAAAACCCCGTTCCACCCAACCCGCTTCGGCGGGTTTTTTATGCCCGCCGTTTGGCGGCGATCAACCACTCCGTCAAACCTGAGAGGTAACACCAATGAGCGTTCGTCTGCCGAACGGCACCACCTTCGCCATCGCTTCGGGCTATGGCAACAAGATCACCATCACCGCCATGAGCAACGCCAGCGCGGCAGTGGCCTCCGCCGAAGACCACGGCCTGGTTGATGGCGATTTCGTCGAAATCACTTCGGGCTGGTCGCGCCTGAACGGCAAGGTTGTCCGTGTGGCCAACGCCGATACCGACACCTTCGAGCTGGAAGGCATCGACACGAGCGCGGTCACGAACTATCCGGCAGGCTCGGGCATCGGTTCGGTGCGGAAAGTTTCCGGCTGGACGCAGATCCAGCAGGTGCTGACCACGAGCACCAACGGCGGCGATCAGCAGTTCGCCACGTATCAGTTCATCGAGGCCGATCAGGAAACCCGCATCCCCACCACCAAGAGCGCGGCGGGTCTGGATCTGAGCGTGGCGGATGATCCGTCCCTGCCGGGCTACATCGCCCTGTCGGCGGCCAACGACGACCGCGACCCGCGTGCCGTGAAGTGCACGCTGGCGAACGGGTCGTTGATTCTCTACAACGCGTATTGCTCGCTCAACAAGACGCCGAGCATGACCGCCAACGAGGTCATGGCCTGCGCGGCCAGCTTCTCGTTCCTCAACGCCGATCCGGTGCGCTACGCCGAGGCCTGATTCATCCACGGCCCGCTTCGGCGGGCCTTCTTTCTCCTTCCATCGGGTGATCCATGTTCAAGATCGACGCAACCCCCACCTTCGACGCCGCCCTGACCATCATCGGGCAGGGCCGGGAACAGAAGCTCAACGTGACGTTCAAGCACCTCCCGCTGTCTGACTACCGCGCCCTGCTGGAGAAGGTGGGCCAGGGCGAGATGCCGGTGGCCGAAGCCATCCTTTCCATCGTGGAAAAGTGGGACGCCGATGCGGAGCTTTCCGCCGAATCCATCGAGCGCCTGCAGGAACAGCAGCCCGGCGCGGACTGGGCCATCATCACGGGCTACGGCGAGTCGCTGGCGGTGGCCCGAAAGGGAAACTGATCGAGGCGGTGCAGGCGCTCTACTGGAAGCCGCCGACACCAGAAGAACTGGAGCCTTACGGGCTCACGGTAGACGACTACCCGCCACCCTCCGTTGACCTGTGGCCAGAAAACTGGCCACCCATCCAGACATTCACCCGTCTCTCCACGCAATGGCGTGTCGGGCCAGGTGGCCCTGTGGGTCTGGATTACAACGTCGTGTTCCATGAGCTGGACCGGGCTGGCCTGGCTGGCGACGACTACGACGACATGATGGCCGCCCTGCGCGTCATCGAATCGACGGCGCTTGCCGAACTCCACCAGAAGGATTGAACGATGGCTGACGAATCAATCGGCACTGCCCGAATTGACATCATCGTCAATACGGATCAGTTCGATTCGGCGGTGAACCGTGCCAAGACCCTGACCTCTCAGATGGGAGAATCGGGCGAAGCGGCCTATCAGCGTCTCAACAAGGGCGCCAAGACGGCCACCACCAGCCTGCTGCGATGGGCGGAAGGTCTGGGCAAGACGACAGAGGAACAGAAACTCCTCAACGCCGCCATGCGAGGCGTGCCGGTGGAAGCGCTGGAGTTGGCTCGCAAGGCCATTCTTGCCCAGCGTGATGCCGCGCAGCAGGCCAAGCAGGCGGCGCTGGATCAGGCAGAAGCACTCCGGACGGCAGCACAACGCCAAGCGGAAGTCGCTGCTGAGGCAGCCCGGCGCACGGAACAGGCAAAAGCACGGGAAGCGGCAGCCATTGAGCGCGGCGCCAAGGCCATCGAGGCCTCCCTTGCCAAGCAACAGCGGCTGGAGCGCATGCGAGCCGATGCCGCCCATGCTTTCGGCCCGGAGTTGGCGGCGCGGGAGCGCGAGATCGCGGAAATGCAGCGCTCCAACAGCGTGCGCGATCGACTGACCGCCTTCCTTGCCACCGAACGCGGCCAGCGCATCGCCAACGCTGAAGCCATCCGCACACAGAACGCCGCCTATGCATCCGGCACCCAAGCGGCGAACCAGTTCAATCTCGGGGCTACGAAATCCTTCAGTGGCACCGCCAAGACGGCGCGTGAACTGCAATTTGCCATGCGTGGCTTGCCGGCGCAGATCACCGATATCGGCGTGAGCCTGGCCAGCGGCCAGCGGCCGATGATGGTGTTTCTGCAGCAAGGCGGCCAACTGAAGGACATGTTCGGCGGCATCAAGCCTGCCGCTGCAGCGCTGGGCCGTTCGCTGCTGGGGCTGATCAATCCGTACACACTGACTGCCGGCGCGGTCGTTGGACTTGGTGCGGCCTTTGTTCAGGCCGAAAAGGATCAGACGGCATTCACCAACGCCTTGATCACAACAGGCGGTTATGCGGCAAAAACCACGGCGCAATTGGAGTCGATGGTGGATTCCATCGCCCGTTCGTCGAACGTGTCGCAAGGCACTGCGCGTTCGGCTGTCCAGCAACTGGCGGAAACGGGCCGATTCACCGGCGAGCAGTTCGAGCTGGTGGCGCAGGCGGCGGCACGCATGGAATCGGCCACGGGACAGAGCATTGAGGACACCATTCGTAAGTTCGAGGAAATCGGCAAGGCACCGGTTGATGCAATCCTCAAACTGAACGAAACCGAGCACTTCCTCACTCAAGCCCAACTTGAACGGGCTCGCGCCCTGATCGCCGAAGGCGACGAAACCAAGGCGGCCACGGAGCTGACGCGGGTCTATGCCGAACGCCTCAACGACGTAGCTGACGCAGCGGAAGCGGCGCGTCCGCACCTGTCGAACATGTGGAAGGAGGCCAAGCAAGGCGCCTCCGAAGCCTGGCAGGAAACCAAGGACTTCGCCGAGTACCTCGCCGCCGCCGCCGACAAGTACAAGGAACTGCCGTGGTGGCAACGCATGACGGCGGTCGGTGGCATCCGCGCCTTGCGCAATGCGGAACCAGCACTTCCACCAAACATCGCATCCGTCCCCGGCGCGGTGGACAGTGCCGAAGAACGGGCACGGCAGGAGATGGAGAAATCCGCCGCCTCGTTCCGCGACCGGTATCTGACACGCGAGGAACAGAAGAAGCGCGAGCTTCTGGAGCTGGACAAGCTCCGCGCCCAGTATTCGCGGGAGGAATACGAGAACCTCAAAGCGCAGATTGAGTTGCGGTTTACTGAGAAGGAAAAGGCATCGTCAGCGCCGAAACGATCCGCTGCGCCAATGGACTTCCGCGCCAAGGACATGGCGCTGATCCGAAAGGAGATCGAGGAAGAGGGCAAGCTGATGGATGCCCGGAAGCGCAGCGAGGAAACGGCACAGGCCTACGCCGCCAGTCTGAACGACATGCTGGACACGCGCCAGCGTGCGATCGACCTGCAAGTCGAATCCATCGGCATGGGCCAGAAGGAAGCCCAGCAGCAAGCCGCGCTGATCGCGATTGATGAAGATTACAACCGCAAGCGGGCCTCACTGGAACGTCAGCAGCGCAACACCTCCAGCGAGATCCTGAAAGCCGGCTATCAGCAGCAGTTGGACGATCTTGCCAAGTACCACGAAGAGCGCATCCGCATGGAGCTGGATGGCTGGAAGCGGGTCGAGGAAGCGCGCAAGAACGCGGCACTGGGTGCTGGCGCCGCCATCAAAGACTTCGCGGACGCTGCGGGTGATACGGCGGGGCAGTCCTATTCGGTCTGGTCCAACTCTCTACAAGGCATGACCGATAAGCTGGCGGACTTTTTCGAGACCGGCAGGGCTGGATGGCGGGACTATGTAAAGGACATCCTCAAACAGATCGAGCGGATTGCACTTGCAAAGGCTGTCGCCGGCATCGCAACGGCTGCGTTCGGCGGCGGTTCCGATGGGGCAGGGTGGCCAGATGGCGACCGTGTTTGACGGTCAGTGGAGTGGATTTGCCAAGGGCGGCGTGTTTGCCAACTCGCCCAGCCTGTCGGCCTACTCGGGAGGCGTTTACGACTCTCCGCAACTCTTCAAGTTCGCTCGTGGCGCGGGCGTGTTTGGCGAGGCCGGTCCCGAATCCATCATGCCGCTCCGACGCGGCCCGGATGGCCGTCTTGGTGTTACTGCGTATGGCGGCGCATCACCCATCAGCATTTCCACCATGGTCAACGTCGACGCCAGCGGGCAATCCAACTCGCAAACCACCGCCAGCCAAGCGGACGCGGCGGCGCGGCAACTGGCCGCAGAGATGGAGGCCACCGCAAAGCGCGTCGTGGCGAGGGCCATGCAGCCCGGTGGCATCCTCTGGCGGAGGGAACACGCATGATCGACACCTTCACCGCCACGCCCACCGGAACACCGGTTGGGCAGGTGGCCTTCCACGTGCTGTCCGCCCAGTTCGGTGACGGCTACTCGCAGGAAGCCGCCGACGGAATCAACAACAAGGTGCAGTCCTGGCCGCTCACCTTCACCGGGACCAAGGTGGAGATGCAGACCATTGTGGACTTTTTCGACGCCCATGCCGGGTGGAAAGGGTTCTACTGGACCCCTCCACTTGGCGTCCAGGGCATCTACAAGGTGACGGCCTACAGCCCATCCCCTATTGGCGGGCCGATGTACAGCGTTACCGCCACCTTTGAGCAGAAGTTCGCCCCATGACCGTCTACGCCGATGTTCAGAAACTGGAACCCGGTGAACGGGTGGAACTGTTCGAGCTGGATGCACGGTCCATCACCGGCGGCGGCACGGGTGACGTGCTGCGATTCCACGGCTACACCCAAGTGGGGTCGATCTGGTGGCAGGGCCTGGAATACTCGCCATGGCCGATTGAGGCGGAAGGGTTTGAACTCAATCCCGAACAGCCACCGGTTCCGACGCTGTCCGTGGGCAACATCGACGGGTCCATCACCGCGCTTTGTCTTGCCTACGAGGATCTGGTGGGCGCGACGCTGATACGGCATCAGACCTTCGGCAAATACCTGGACGCCGCCAACTTCGGCGGCACCAACCCCACGGCTGATCCATCGCAAGAGTTTCCGCCGGATACATGGACGCTTGAGCGGAAGGCATCCGAAGATGGAACCATGGTGCAGTGGGAACTGTCGTGCCCGCTCGACATCGGAGATCAGCAGCTTCCGGGTCGGCTGATCATCGCCAACTTCTGCACTGCCCTGCAGCGTGGCGGATACCGAGGCCCGAACTGTGGCTATACCGGTCCTGCGGTTGCTGAGGCGGACGACACGCCTACCAGCAGCCCGGAGCTGGACCGCTGTGGCGGTCGGCTGTCGTCGTGCAAGCTGCGCCAGTGGCCGGACGGGGTATTGAACTTCAACGGCTTCCCCGCCGCCGGGCTGATGCGCACATGACGCCCGGCACGTTGGATGCCATCCGATCGCATGTGTTGGCCGAGTACCCACGCGAGGCCTGTGGTCTGGTAGTGATCGTGAAGGGAAGGGAGCGGTATCGGCCCTGCCGGAACATCGCCACCACCCCCAGCGAACATTTCATCCTGTCGCCGGAGGATTACGCGGCGGCCGAGGACGACGGCGAGATCACTGCCGTAGTGCATTCTCACCCGGATATGCCGGCGCGTCCGTCCGAGAGCGACCGGGTATCGTGCGAGTCATCGGGCCTGCCGTGGCTGATCGTCAGCGTGATGCCGGATGACCAGGGCATGCCAGTGGCTGGCGGCATCGAGCGCATCGAGCCGTGCGGTTATCAGGCGCCACTGGTGGGCCGCCCCTTCGTGCATGGCGTGCTGGATTGCTGGGCGCTCTGCCGTGACTGGTACACGCGGGAAATGGGCGTGACGCTGCCTTCGCCGGAGCGCCAAGACAACTGGTGGGATGATGGCGTGTCCGACCTGTATTCGGACGCGGCTGTTGCCGCCGCTGGCTTCGTGCCTGTGGGCCGGGCCGGCGAACTGGACCTGTCGACCCTGCAGCGCGGCGACTTGATCCGCATGCAGATTCGCAGCGCCAATCAAGTGCCCAACCATGCCGCCGTCTATCTGGGCGACGGCCTGATTCTGCACCACCTATATGGCCGGCTCAGCTCCCGGGATGTGTATGGCGGGTACTGGCTGGAGGTGACGCGGGCGGTGGATCGACTCTCAGGTGATGTGCTAGCGCGCTAGTACATCGGCAGATGTTTGAGTCGCGACACCAGACGCCCGAGCATCGCCCGGGCCCAAAGCAAAGCCCCGCAGGCTGGCCGGCCTAGCGGGGCTTTTCGTTCAACCCCATGAAGCAGCATGGAGAAGAGCTTGAGAAAGCGTACACCAAAGACACACGTCGGAGTAACCGGAAAGATGAACACCGAAGATGCCGGCATCGTTGGCCGTCGGCTGGCCAATGCCGCCCTGATCCTCGCCGCGAGCCTGAGCCTGTCCATCCTGATCTACGCCATCCGCTGGTGGTGACAGCCCACGCCATCGAACCGTGGCAAACTGTCCACCTGTCCAATGAACAGGGGTGGAACTATGCGTGCCTTTATTGTTTTTTTCATCTTGGCGGTTTTGGCTGTGCCGTGCCCCGCTCAGGTTCCCAGTGAGTTTGGCCTGAAGGATCTTAATATCGGGCAGTCGATTAATGACGTGGACGAATCAGTATTCGACTGCACTGTGGTGGAGTCAATTGGCATAGCACGTTGCATATCCAATAGGACTCTTTCATTTGGCAACCATAGTCTTGCACGCATCATTGCTAATTTTCTTGACGGGAAGTGCGTCGCGATATTTGCGCGAGGCATGAGCCCTGATCAGTTTG